GAAAGAATGGTTTCAGATTTGATGGACAACGTGCCATTGTCTTGTACCAACAACTAAGAAAACGAGAAGAGGAACTACAAGATGAAATCCGAAGAGAGTTTCTGCCTGAGCGAGTTTATATATCTCGAAGGCCTTATCGTACAAAAAGTGGACGAAGTACAGCGATCTATAACAAAGACAAAGATAGGTATATTATACAAGCTTCCAGCGACAAGGGATACTATGAAGCGTATGAAGACGTGCCTTTCAACATTGGAAGTCCTACACAAAGAACTAAAAAGCTTACAGACTTAGGGTGGGAACCACTAGAGTTTACACCTATCACCAAGAAAGGTGGAGGTGGTAACCCTAAACCATTTGACAAAGGGGATTTGTCTCCGTCGTTGAAAGCTTTCTTAGAAAAGAACCCCGTACCAGAAGTAGAGATGATCGCAAGATGGATGTCTATTAACGGACGGGCTAACATGATTAACACATGGCTAGAGAATTGGAATGAAGATGACCAGTGCATACACGGCAAGCTTTTTATTGCAGATACCCTACGCTTTCGACATCAGGCACCTAATACAGCGAATATACCAGCTGTCCGGCAGAATAAGCTTGGTGAAGTACTCCGCAACGAACAGGGATACTACACCTACGAAGCTCGTGATCTATGGGTCGCTCGGCCCGGACGAGTCCTCGTCGGAACTGATGCAGCGGGTCTGGAACTGCGTATGCTCGCTCACTACCTCAACCGTGCAGACTTTACAACTCAAGTTATCGAAGGTGATCCTCACCAGTACAATGCAGATACGGTAGGTATTACTAGGCCGGAAGCTAAGACGCTTATCTACGCTATCATGTATGGTGCCGGCGGACCTAAGATTGCACGTACACTAGGTATCTCTAACAAAGAAGGTGATAACATACGTACCATGTTCCTAGAGAAACTTGGTATCGGTGAACTAATGGAGGAAGCTAAAGGTGAACAAAATAGAGGAAGGGTCTCTCTGTGCGACGGGTCGCAGGTGGTTTGTCCAAGCCAACATGCTGCCCTTAACTACAAACTACAAGGTTCAGGTGCCCGAGTCATGGCCCTCGGTGCCATACTTCTCAAAGGGTATGTCCTCCGTCTTGCACTCGACTCCCTTAAGGTGGGAGACATACACGATGAATGGCAACACGACGTACTACCTGATCACGCAGATAAATACGCGGCAGCAAGCATACGGGCTATTCGTAAAGCTGGAGAATATCTTAAGCTTAACGTCCCGCTTGATGCCGAGGCAAAGAAAGGACTAACATGGGCAGAGACACACTAAAGTTTAGCCTAATAAGTGACATGCACCTCAACCACCCCCAACTTAAAACCCCTTACGACCTACTAGAAAAGAACGTAGTTGTAGCAGGGGATACAAGTGATGGGCTGGAGGGTTTGAAGTTCCTACAGAAGCTCCGTGCTAAGGATTTTACTGTGGCAGCAGTAGATGGCAACCACGAACACTATGCTAACCTTTCTAGAGGCAGGGAGTGGATTGAGACAGAGGCTTCCTTTGTTAAAGATAACCCTTCCGACACCGAACTAGACGGTGTCCCTGTTGTTTTAAAGAATGGTTGGTATCCTGTGTCTGATGAGCATATTTGGTATCACACCATGAACGATGCTAGGTACGCTTGTTTAACGGAAGTTACTGTCAACAGTATTGCTATAGGACACGCTAAGTTCATAGGTCAGCGACTGGCCTTGTGGCGCAACAGGGGTCGAAAAGGTGTTGTCGTGACACACACAGCCCCCTGTGAAGATACTCTTGATCCTAAGTTCACAGGAGAAAGAAGTAACGAATGGTACTGGAACCCTTACATGAGGGAGTTAATAGAAGAGTTCTCAGATCAGATACTTGTATGGTGTCACGGCCACACTCACTCTTTTGCAGATAAAATAGTAGGGGGTGTAAGAGTTGTGTGTAATCCGAGAGGTTACCCTAGGGAGAACCCCAACTGGAAACCTTTCACAGTGGAAGTGTAGATAGTTCTTGACATATAGGTAAAATGTGCTATAATAGGTATAGAAGGTAAGGGTTAAAGTTTACTTTCTACTAACAGAAAAAGGAAAAAGAAATTGGCTAATAAATCAACTAAAGTATTTTCTCGTGGTACTCTCTACTGGCCTAAGATCGTAGGTGATCATGCCCTAGTGAGTAACTACGACGGTGATGGTAAGGAGTGGACCTTCGAGTTTGAGCCTGACGATACCTCCTTCTTGAAGGAGTTCGGATTGCTTGACCGTCTTAAGGACCCTCTGGCCTACGCTGAACGCCTCGAAAAGAAAGGTGAGACAGAGAAAGCTGAAGCAGCTCGTTCGGTAGCAGAAGGACGCGGAGATTATCTTATCATCCGTAAGCCTGAGCTTAACCGAGAAGGTGAGAAGAACCTACCGTTCCGTATCATCGACGGGAACAACGAACCTTGGGATGATCGTCTCATTGGTAACGGTTCTAAGGCTGACCTTAAGCTTAACATCATGGAGTGGGGTCCGGGTAAGAAGAGTAGCATTTACGCTACTGCTATCCGGGTGACCGAGTTGGTCCCTTACGAGAGTGATGAATTTGCTGGAATGGATGCTCCTAAGTCGGAGACAAAGGCCAAGAAAGCTCCCGCCAAAAAGGCAAATGCCAAGGGCAGTGCCGACGAGCTGGACGACTTGGACGACGACATCCCGTTCTAAGACTTGAGGTCCCTTACTACGGTAAGGCCAACAGCACTCGTTGGTGCGCTAGCGGAAGAGCTATCGTTTGAGTGAAGACCTAGTGTGCACACTAGGACAGAGGGTGGAAGTCCTTCACCTATTTGCAGGAAAGTATAAATGCAACAGTATCCAATGACTGCTAAAGTACAGCGCATTGTAACCGACACAATCTCTCTCAAAGTGGAAGCAGAGAACGAATCCCAAGCTATTCTTAAAGCTGTCAAGGTTCTCGAACAGTTCCCTTCTGAGGTAACAGAGGAAGGTGTTAACTACATGTACATTGAAAACAGAGAACAAGACAACGTAACAGTACTAGATATAGAAATAGAGGATTAACAATGGCTGAACTCAGCACACTACCGGAGGATATTTATGCTCTACTTGATCCAGACGTACACCACGAACCTACAGAAGAGAACCTTGAACACATGGCGCAAGCTATCAAGGACCTTATGCGAGTTCGCTTGGCGAAATACGTACCACCTAAATCTCCTCTTCGCTTTTCTGCGTTAGGTAAACCTGATCGTCAGGTGTGGTATGAAGCTCACCCTGTCGCCGGTTCTAAGGAGCCTATGCTTCCTAAGACTTACGTCAAGTTTATGTACGGTGACATTATTGAACACATGATATTGTTCCTAGCTAAGGAGGCAGGACATGAAGTTACAGACCAGCAAGCAGGGGTTGAAGTCGACGGTGTCAAGGGAAGCATTGATGCGATCATTGACGGTGTCGTGGTGGATGTCAAATCTGCAAGCCCTTACGGATATAAAAAGTTCGAGTCCAACACAGTCGAACAAGATGATCCGTTCGGTTATGTAGCACAGTTGTCTGGGTATAGTGAAGTACTCAACCCCGGCAAGGATGCTGCTTGGATTGCTAACGACAAGGTGGCAGGTGACATCTGTGTTACTCCACTTAGTAAGACAACAATTAAACACCACAAACCAGACGAGCGTATCGCCCACTTGAAGAAAGTGATTGCAAATGAGAACCCTCCAGAGCTTTGTTACCAACCTGTTGCTGATGGTAAGTCTGGCAACCTTAAGCTACCTACTCCTTGCTCTTACTGTGCTCATAAGTATCGTTGCCATACCAATCTTCGCACTTTCATTTACTCCAGTGGTCCGCGTTACCTTACGACAGTGGTTCGTTTACCGGACGTACCGGAGATTGAAGGATTAAAGTTCGATGCGTAACTCTTTTAAGATTTATAAAGATTTTAATGAGGATACAGGATACGTCGTGTTCTCAGTAGCAATAAAAGACCATTTGGCAGGTACGATTAACGGTTGTTATGACTTCGTGTACAGGAGGTTGAAGACATTTGAATCAGAAAAGGAAGCCCGTGAGTACATGATACGGTACAGGGATTTTATAAAAACACAGAATATAGTGGTGTACACCGATGAAGTTCAGAAGTAAATTCGAGAAGAAGATATATGAAAACCGAGGGGAACACGAGCTACAGTATGAACCTGCCACCCCTTTTATATCTTACGTTACAACTGCACGATACATCCCAGACTTTGACCTCGGAAATGGTGTACTCGTTGAAGCTAAAGGGTACTTCGACAGCAAAGCTAGAGGAAAAATGTCAAGAGTTAGAAAACAAAATCCGACTCTTGATATTAGATTCCTTTTCCAGCGAGCTAATAACCGAATCACCAAGTCCCCCAACTCCATGATGTATTGGCAATGGGCTGAGAAGCACAGATTTCCGTGGGCTGAAGGTGAGAAGATACCGGAGAAATGGTATGACCCTCAGGGTTGAGAAAGATGCGAGAGGACACTGGTACGTCTTGGAAGACTTCTATCCTGTGTCCCCTCGTTTTTACACAGAGAAGGAAGCGGAAGCTTTCTTAGATAAATTTAAGGAGAGTGAGGGCTAGTACGCCCGTTGTTTTGAGTTTAACAGCAGCCACAATACTTTGTCTTAGTTCCGCAGTACACTACGAGGCACGATCAGAACCTATTGAAGGTAAGATTGCCGTAGCTTCTGTCATTATGAACAGAGTAGAAAGTAAAAGATTCCCTGACACAGTGTGTGACGTAGTAAAGCAACCGAAACAGTTCAGTTGGTACCCTCGTTACAGTCTTACGTACGGGAAACAAAAAGAGTTTGCAACAGCCTTCCTTGAAGGTAAACACAAGAGAGCAGTACCTAAGTCTTACTTCTTTACAGCAGTAAGCCGGTGGTTGAAACGCCCTGTTCGTATAACAATAGGAGGCCACAGATTCTATGGCATCTAGTAACATAAATAGTAATGCTAAAGTATTGGTACTAGACATTGAGTGGCGTCCTGCTACTGCCTATGTCTGGAGAATGTGGGACCAGAACATCCAGCCTGACATGCTCATCGACCACGGTGGTATGTTGTGCTTCTGTGCCCACTGGGAAGGCACCACTGAGTTCATGTTCTTTAGTGAATGGGAGCATGGTCGTGTTGGTATGGCGAAGGCCGCTAAGAAGCTCCTAGAGGAGTGCGATGCAGTCGTCACTTACAACGGAGACAAGTATGATTTACCTAAGATCACTGGTGAAATTATCTTGGCTGGTCTTAGTCCTCCTCCTCCTGTCACGAGTATTGATCTAATCAAGACCGTTAAGAAGTTCGGGTTCAACATGAACCGTCTTGCTTACATCGGTCCTCTGCTCCGTCTAGGCGGTAAGGTCAAGCACCAAGGCTTCAACCTTTGGGTTGGTGTCATGGCGGGTGAGGAGAAAGCCCAAAACAAAATGATGAAGTATTGTGTCCAAGATGTACGACTGACATTGAAGTTGTACAAGAAGATCAAGCCTTTCATCCGCAACCATCCCCACATTAGAGGAATACCTGATGGTTGTCCTGCGTGTGGTTCACGACATAACCAAAAACGTGGCTTCCGTACTACTCGTTGTTACAGTATTCAACGTAACGCTTGTAACAACTGCGGTCACTGGTTTGAAACAACACGAAGAAAGATTAAGTAACATGGATGAAGAGTTCCACAAACGTCTAGCTGATTACTTCACAGGCCCAGAGCTGGTAGACATCCTCGACGTACCTACTTGGGAACTCGTCGACCTACTTGAAGAGTATATACTAGAGAAGAGAGAAGAAATAGATGAAATCCTCAACTAAGGAATTTACAAATGATCCGGCAGAGTCGGCGACCAGTGGCGCAATCAAGTACGATGGAGGCAAGTCTCCAGTATTTAGGGGGGCAATTGATTACTTCCCTCGCGCAATTAGCGCAGTTGCCGGGGTCTCCGCTTTCGGAGCTTCTAAGTACGCATGGAAAGGATGGGAAGGAGTTCCCGATGGATACAATCGGTACTCTGATGCTATGGTACGACACCTTATCTACGAAGGAGAAGGAGAAGTTCTGGACACTGATAGTGGACTTCTACATGCTGCCCACTCTGCATGGAACGCCCTCGCGAGACTAGAGCTTAAGTTGAGGGAGTCTCAAAGTGCAACAGACTAAATCTTGTATCACCACAGGGAGCGGGAGGTTCTTTGACCTCCTTGCCCCCGAGGAGTACGACTATGACATTGATGAAATTGCTACTTCTCTCAGTAATATCTGTCGTTATACAGGTCACGTTAATACATTTTATTCCGTGGCCGAACATTCAGTATTGGTATCTAGGCTGGTGCCTACTAGCTTTGCCCTCTGCGGTTTGTTACACGATGCTAGTGAAGCATTTGTTGGGGATGTTTCCTCCCCTTTGAAGAAGCTGTTACCTGAATACATTAGGATTGAGGATAATATCCAAAGTGCTATCTCTAAGCACTTCGATCTTCCTTATCCTTTCCCTGCTCAGGTACACGAAGCAGACAAGAAGATGTACTGGGCTGAACGTCAAACGGTAGCGGACAACGGTGTTAAAGACACGTTGTGGCACCAAGATCGACGGGCAGCACGTAAGGAGTCAGCGGTAGGTATGTCACCTACTATGGCACGTCGTATGTTTATGTCTCGGTACAAAGAAATAACTAACGATAAACGCAGGGAAGCTGCGTAGAAAGATACAATGATATGAAGAGTCTTGACAAGAAGTTGCAGAACTGGACAGACGAAGAGTGCCTCACGGAGTTTTCTAAATTCCTGAAGGAACGAGTGTCCCTTAGTTCTCAGTTTATTGTAAACAAGGAAGGTCTTATCTCCCACCAAGTAGTTACTATTATGTGCGGAGACAAGGCGTTCTTCTCAGAACCACGAGAACTAGGTTGGCCTTTGCAGCAGATGCCTGTGCCAGACGCATTAAAGAATAAGGCGCACTAACATGAAAAAGCAAGAAGACTTTCAGTTCGCATTGAACCAAGCGACTATTTACTTTGAGAGTAACAAACTGGTTGTTAGTTACGGCGAAGGACACTCTGCAGAAATGGACCTAGAGACCGAGGAAGAGCGGCAGCTAGTTAAGATGTTGCTTGATGACTCTAACCTTTGGGGTTCTTTTCTTAGTGCTTTGTCAGAAGCTATGAAACAAAATAAGTGAGGCGGATAATTTGACAGACAACATGAATAACCCTTTTCCTACTATCTATGAAGAGTTTATCTACAAGAGTAGGTACGCTAAGTGGATAGAGGAAGAGGCTCGACGAGAAGAGTGGCCAGAGACAGTTAATCGTCTGGTTGATTATTACGGTAAGCAGACCAAGTGGGCCGGCACCGTTGGAGATTGGGATGATGTACGTTCGGCAATCTATAACCTAGAAGTCATGCCATCCATGCGAGCTTTGATGACCGCTGGTGCAGCTCTAGATCGTTGTCACGTACCTGCTTACAACTGTGCTTACCTTCCGGTTGACAGTCTGCGTTCTTTTGACGAGACTATGTACATCCTAATGTGTGGTACAGGCGTAGGCTACAGTGTGGAGGATCAATATGTTAAACAGCTTCCAAGGATTAGTGAAGAGTTTGCTGACACAGATACGTGCATTACTGTCGCTGATTCTAAAGAAGGTTGGGCTAAGTCCTTCCGAGAGCTTGTCTCTTTACTCGTTGCAGGTCAAGTACCCAAGTGGGATATATCTCACGTTAGAGGGGCAGGTGAAAGACTTAAAACCTTCGGTGGCCGAGCTTCTGGCCCAGAGCCGTTGGAGGACCTCTTTAGGTTTGCAATTAAAATATTCACTAACGCGGC